AACTCTGTATATTGCTTAGTCTTTGTAGATCTAAATCCTACGCAATGACCTTGCGAATTTAGGATGTACGTGTGGTTTGGCGTATTGTCATCCCACTTTGTAATCTCTTTTAGAGCCTTATACTGTGTAGACATAGACATCTAACCTTTCTGCGTGTCTTAGTGGAAGAGACTGATCATACGCTCTAGGATGTCTTCCATCAGCAATTGCTGATGCAGTCCTTGGACCTCTACCTTGACACTTAACTCTGTATCTAGTAGACTTGACCGGTTCGACGTCTGTCCAACCACTTTGATATCTGTAATTATTCATTTTGTCTTTCTGAGCAGCCATTTTATTTATAGCTTTTACAGTTGACCTAACAGTCTCGAGTTCTAACATATCACCTGCGCTTTCAGTGTGTGCAGTCATTACATAGCTATCGCTTATATTTCTTTTTTTCATAATTTAATTCCTTATCAATTGTTTAATATAAAGTTATTATACAGCACTTTTACGCATTTGTACACACTTTTTTAATAAATAGTATATAGTTTCTATACGTATTTTTATACGCCGTGAGTCATATGCTCATAAGAATCTTTACATTCTTCTAGCTTATCACCGCATAAACAAGTCTCAGACTCTTCGATTGAAGGAGCTCCAACGATAGATCTTACATGATCTTCTGAGAGTGTCACTCCAACCAGACTTGCTATTACTTCTTCTAAATTTGGTTCATACATAATTTTCTCCTTAAATTCCTGTCCATCTTACTGTAGCTTTGTTGTAACCTTCTAGGACATTTCCTCTTGCAAAGTTAGTAGCTGGAGCGTTATATCCAGCAGCCATTAGCATATCACCAATCTTAAACTTCTCATTAGTTTTGTTATCGATGGCTTTAGGTGATTTTTTGACAATGAAACCGACTACGCTTGAAGCACCACTTTCTTCTTGTCTCAGCAACTTAATATAGTTTCTTCCTTCTTCGAAGACATACTTATCATTTTTAGTGTGCTCGTACTTAGCATGCAATTGGTCTTGCATGATAGTTAAAAGTTCTTGGGTTTTTTCAATTAGTTCGTTCATATTCGCTTTCCTCATCATTTAATATAGGTATATTATACACCACATTTATGGCTTTGTACACCTTTTTTTTAAAAAAAATGTACTTTTTTTATATCTATTTGTTATATGTAATATGGTAACTATAACTACTATATTACATCATCTAATGGGAATATTTGATAGATAGCTTCAGCGCAAGCCTTTGCTATTTCTTGATGTTCTTTCTGAGTGCCATTTGCTGCTCTCAACTGAATGTAATGAATCCAAGATCTTAATGTGCCATTTACATACATACGAGACATCGTTAAACCTTCAGGTAGAATTGCTCTAGCCTGCTCTTTTGCGATACCAGCATTAATAGCCCATTCATATGCGTGTTTACAACGTTCAATAATAACTTCTTGATATGATTCCCAAATATGATGAATTGAATCTTCCATAGGGACATCAATAGAATTTTGACGATTCTTATCATCTTGCAATCTAGCATCTCTAGTTACAAAACTTAAATCTTTAGTAGGATCAGCATACCGCTGACTAAATTCTTGAAACGAAAAAGATCGATGTCTAAGAATTTGTCGAGCGATATCCCGAGTAGTATCGATTTCCATACATACACTGGCCATCTCTAAAGGTGACCAGTGCTGGTGTTTAATCAGATACTTGACTAATTTTTCCGCGGTTTCTTCATTATTTTGATTACTAGGATTTGATACTCTAGCGCAGTAAGCAACCATTTGTAACAAATCATCTTTCAATTCAACGCCAATTGCTGGCTTACTATACGAAACAACACGTACTTTAAACATTTATTAGTCCTCTTTCTTCACCAATGTGTAGATACCATATCCTAAACCGACCCAAGCTAACAACTTAGCTAAGCCTCCAAATAATACCACTGAACCGCAAACTGCGATCAATGCAATACCATCATGTGAAGTTCTTTCAACCAATCTAGCTTTTATCCAATCTAACATATATTTCTCCTATACTTTAAATTCCGCAAACGTGTCTTTCCTTTCATTATCCCCCCACGTTGCGATGGGTTTATCGGGGATACTCATATCTGACATAATATCAGATTGAGCAGATTCCTCTACATCGTACAATTTCATTCTTGCACGATCGATACCGACAACAAATCTCTTAAACTTAGTCGGATCATTATATCTGTTTTTAAGTTGTTTTACCATTACCTGGTTTAACTCATCTAATTCTTCTGTCGCTATTAATGCAAACATCAAATCGGCAGTTGCAGGTAAACCGAAAGATTCTGATGTATCTTCAAGGCCCACATCTGTATTACTAAAACCGGAACGTGTTGTTTGAGTAGCTGTCATAATAGGGACATTAAACTCAATTGCTAAACCACGTAACTCTTCTGCGATAGCTTTAATGTAGGTATAACTATTTATACTACCGCCCATTGCTTTCATACGAGAAGATGAACATATATTTAAATAGTCTATGTATATAATATCTGGAGCAAACTTCTTTTTAAGCTTTAATTCATTTAATAAAGCTCTAAAGTGGCCAGAATGTGCAGCACCAGTAGGATATTCTTTAATCAAAAGTTTGCCAATAGTTCCCTTTGCAATCTTCTGAATCTTTTCAGAGAATATATCTTTAGGTAATGACTCTAACTGTTGAATTGGTAGATCCATAAGATTAGCATCAATACGTTCTGCAATTCTTTCTTCAGCCATTTCCATAGTAATGTATAAAACGTTTTTACCTTGTTGTAAAACAGATGCAGCATTATGACACATAAACAAAGATTTACCAACACCTGTACCAGCCAGACAAACATTAAGAGTCTTGTTTGGAATACCACCTTTAGTAATCTTATTAAAGTAATCAAGGTCCCACGGAATACGTTCTTCAGTCTTGTTATAAAATTCAAAACGACTATCAGAATCATCAATATAATCGTGACCAATAGCTTGATCAAATGATACTCCAAGAGCTGTAGAAAGTATTTCTGGAATTGCACCTTCAGTTTTTTCAGGATCTTTACCATCAATAATACCAATGGAATCCATAATAGCAAGATAAACTGCTCTATCTTTACACCATTTTTCTGTTTCAATAATAAGATATTCAGTGTCTAAATCAGTCTTATTATTGATTTCATTAATCAACATAGAGGACTGATTTAATACATCTTCTGGCGCAGCCACTTTTTGTAACTCAATATCCAATACTCTACCAGTTGGTAGTTTATTGTGTGTAGCTACAAAACTTACAATAAGATCGAATACTACTTTATGCGAACCTTCAAAATATTCTTTTTGAAGATATGGTATTACGCGTCTACAGTATTCTTCGTTATTAAGTAGATGACTCAGTACGTGTGTTGGTATCTCGTTCTGCACGTTGTGTTGTTCCCTCTTGAATAATATGTGTTAATAAATCTCCGAGATAATTATTAAATTTCTCGTCTTCTTTCAATGTGTCGTGATCAAAATCACCAGGATCATTTATATTATACGTAAATGATAACGTAGCCATATCCAGGTCAGGACTTTCTTTAATCGATACTGTTCCATAAATGAATCTAACACCAGGATATGGTGAATTCTCATTCAAATGAATAGCATAAAAGTCAGAGCCTGGATGTTCTTGTGTAGTAAAATGACTATCCATTTTCTTGCTCTATATCAAGTTCAACATCTAAGAGTGGCTTATGACCAATTTGATAATGACCTTTCAAGAACTCTTTGAAATTAGTTGTTTCAAAAATAGGTTTCCAGAACTCTTCGGTTAGAGTATCCTTTTCCCTTACCTTTGGTTGTACAAGTTCACCAGTTTCGGTATCTACTCTACAATACCAACCTACGTTTGGCTTTTGCACGTATCCACCTGCTAGTGCTACATCCAGTAAACCAGAATATGGAGCAATACCACCTTCCCAAGTTACTGTAATAGGAATTTTAGATTTCTCTTTTACAAACCTTGATTTCTCAACGTTGATTACAAAGTTATAGCCTTTGACTTCCATTCCCTGCTTCTGTTGTTGTCTTCCAAGAATCCAAATATTATCTGCTGAATAGTAAATACCTGTACCACCAGATACTACAGCTTTAGGGAATAAACCGATTTCTTGATAAGTGTGATTAACAGCAAGCAAAGGAATATTCTTCATAGCCAGATAAGGAGTGACCATTCTGAATAGACCTTTAAGTGCTTTGGCTCTCGACATATCAGCAACTGATTTTTCATTTAGTGCGTCTTCTAATTCTTTCTTAGAAGCTAGGTTACCTATAGAATCGATTACAACAATAACTTTGTCGTTACGTTCAATGTTTTCTAGTTGACCTACTAAATCAAATTTTAGTTGCTCTACATCCGTAATTGGTGTGTGCAATACTCTATCAGTATCAATACCGAAAGATTCAAAATATGATTGTGGAGAACCAAACTCTGAATCATAAAATAATAACACTGCATCTTCGTGCTTTTTTAAATAAGCGCCTGCCATCAATAAAGCAAAGGACGTTTTAAAGTGTTTAGAAGGACCTGCTAAGACTGTTAAACCAGGACTTAACCCACCGTCTGGGTCTCCTGATAAAGCAACATTGATCATTGGTACTTCTGTTGGTGTCATTTCTTTATCGCTAAAGAACACCGATTTAGAAAGAACATCTGAAGATTTAATCTTAGAGTTCTTTTTTAATTTATCCATTACTGACATTATCTTTTTCTCCTGCCGAATTGTGTTTGTTCTTGAGAGCTAAGTTGTCTCTTGTGACGAGCGATTGCTTCGGCCTTTT